CGCGTCGCGGACGCGTTCGAGTTCATCGGCGGGCTATCGCTGGTCGGTGAGGCCGACGGCGAGCCGTTCAAGTTGCACCCGTGGCAAGCGTTCATCGTGGCGAACCTCGTCGGCTGGCGCACCGCGGAGGGCCGCCGACGGTTCACCATGGGCATCATCCAAGTCGCCCGCGGCAACGGCAAGACCACGCTCATGGCAGCCCTCGGGCTCTACGACTTCATGAGCGGCGCCGGCAAGCGGGTGCACGTGCTCGCGAACAAAGTCGAGCAAGCGCAGATCCTCGTCGACACCGCGCGCACGATGGCTCGGCGTCTCGACGATCCGTCGGTCAAGGTCAAGATGTCCGACTTGACGCGGCCGGACGAGGACTGCGAGTTCAACGCATTGACGTCGCGTGAGTCGTCGCTTGACGGTCTGAACCCGTCGCTGTGGATTGCAGACGAAGCCGCGGAGTACCGCGGGAGCGTGCTTAACAAACTGATTACGACCGGAATGAAGCGGAAGGAAACGCTCGGCGTGATCATCTCGACGCCAGGCAGCAACACCGAGAGCCATTACGAAACGCTGTGCTCGGGCGCTCGCGCCGTGCTATCGGGAGAAGCTGAGGACGACGCGACGTTCGCCATGCTCTACGGCATTGACCAGAACGACGACATCGCCGACGAAGCGGCGTGGCCAAAGGCTAACCCCGGCATGCAGTACGGCCAGCCCGACGCCGCGAGCATCCGCCGGCTGTACAACACGATGAAGCGTGACCCGGGCCAGCGCTCGGAGTTCTGCCGTTACCACTGCGCACGACTCAATGAGGATGTCGGCGGGTGGCTTGATATGTCGTACTGGCCGACGGCAACCGTGGTCGATTGGGAAGCCCAACGCAAGCGGCAAGCGTGGGTTGGCATTGACTTGAGCAAGTCGCTCGACATGTCGGCCGTCGTTGTGGCGATCCCCCAAGAGAACGGGAACATCCTGCTCCGTGGCCACTACTGGTGGCCAAGAGCGAACGTTGCGCAGCGCGAACTAGATTACCGCATGCCGATCCGACGCTACGCCGACGAAGGCAAGATTAACTTGACCCCCGGCGCCGAGATCGACCATGAAGCCATAGCACAGAAGATGGCCGAGATCATCGCGGAATTTGACGTGCAACTGGTCGGATATGACCGCTGGGGGGCGTCGTACCTTGCGCAGCGGCTCGCCGAGATCGGCGCACCGATCCAAGCCTACAGCATGGGTTCGAGCACGTTCGCTCCGGGCTGCCAGTTGTTTCAGAACCTTTGGGTCGGGCGCAAGTTGGTAATCGGCGATGACCCCATCTTGCGCCGCGCGTGCGCCGAAGCGATTCCCCGCACAGGCATGAGCGGGTACGTGCGACCGGAGAAGCCGCGTGACCACAGCGCCATCGATCCGTTGGTGGCGTCGATCATGGCCGTGCATTGCTGGGGAGGGAAACGCAGCAGTTGTTACGAATCCGAAGTTTAGTTCGAGACATGAAGCGGCAAACTTGTCGCAATGCGCAACATGTTGCGCAGTCTGTTGCATCGTTGGTTGGGGCACTGGGGCACGCACGGCGTGATCCTCCCGACGTCGTTTGACGTCGCGGGCATGCCAACGATCACGCCAGGCACGGCGCTCGCGTATACGCCCGTCTACCGCGCGGCGTCGCTCATCGCGAATGACGTTGCACGCGTGCCGCTCGACGTGAGCGAGCGCACCGCGAACGCTCTACTTCAGCAACCAAACCGCTGGCAAAACGGGTTTGAGTTCCGTCGAGCGCTCACGATGCAAGCGCTGTTGTACGGCAACGCGTTCGCCGTGATCAACCGCACGCTCGGCGGCGAGTTGCTCGAGTTGCTTCCGCTCGACATCGAAAGCGTGTCGCTCGATCTCACGAAGCCTGAGCCCGTCTACAAGACACGGCTCTACGGGGACGTGCCGATGTCCTCCATGCTGCACCTACGTGCCGTCGGGCTCGACGGCTTGTGGGGTGAGTCGCCGGTTCGATTGTGTCGCACGTCGTTGCAGATTCTCGCAGCACAAGAGAACTCGCAACTTGAAGTGATGAAGAACGCCGGCAACCCGAAGTTGGCGTTCGTGCATCCGGGCCCGCTGAGCGAAGGTGCTCGGCAGTCCATCAGCGAGAAGTTCCTACAGCATCACGCTGGAGCTGAGAACGCCGGCAAACCACTTGTGCTCGCCGAAGGTATGCGCGTCGAGCGTATCAGCAGCACGCTCGATGACGCTGGCATCGCCGCGGCTCGACGCTACAGCGTTGAAGACGTATCCCGTATTTATGGCGTGCCGACGTCGTACCTGAGCGAGCACAGTGCGAACGCCTATGGCTCAATGGAATGGCTGAGCCGCATGTACGTGGATGCGTGTTTGCAACACTGGTTCTCAACGTGGGCGGCAGAGATCGTCGCGAAACTCGCACCGTTCGGAGAAGCGACGTTCGATGCTGACATGATCTCTCGTCCGTCGCTCGCCGAGCAAATGGCGGCGCTCCGCACGGGCGTTGAGTCTGGCGTCATCACGCGCAACGAAGCGCGTGAGTACCTGAACCTTGCGCCGCTCGACGGGCTCGACGAGCCCATCATTGCCAAGAACATGGGCACGGGCGGCGGCACTACCAACCTCGGAAGCGACACCAGCGCAGGGAGCGTAGATGACTTCGCTTGAACGTCGCAGCGTCACCATCGGCGCACCAGCGGGCCGCACGTTGTCGGGCCTTGCAATTCCATACGGCAAGTGGAGCCGCGAAATCTCCGAGCCATTTAACCCGCAGTTCCGAGAGCGCATTTCGCGTGGCGCTTTCGGCGACCTCGCGGGCGCTGACATCAAACTTCTCTTTAACCACAACGCGAGCGCTTTGCTCGCTCGCACGCGCAGCGGCACGCTCACGCTCAACGACACCGCGAGCGGGCTGCGCTTCACCGCGGATCTCGCCGAGACGAGCGTCGGCAACGACGTGCGCGCGTTGCTCGAACGCGGCGACTTGAGCGGAGAGATGTCGTTTGGATTCTACGTCGATCGCGACGAGTGGAACCCGCGACGCACCGAACGCACCGTGACCGCGGCTCGACTCGTCGAGCTCAGCGTTGTTGTCGATGCCGCGTACGGCGACAAGACCTCATCGAGCCTGCGGAGTGTTTCCGCGGCTGCCATTGAAGCCGCGGCGCTGCGGCTCGAGATTCACAAGCACAGGATGACAAGCCATGTCTGAAGAGTTGAACAACATCGAAAGCACCGTTCACGAGTACCGTAAGACCCTCGAAGGCTTCGCCGCACGCACTGGCGCGAAGACGCACCACGTTGAGATCCGCGGCAGCGGCGAAGAGCGCGAGAAGATCGCGCGCATTGATGCCGACCTCGACGCCGTCGAGCGTGCAGCAAACGACCGTGCGGCGCTTCGCGCTGCGCAAGAGCGCTTGAAGGCACTCGAGGAAGAGCGCGCACAGCCGCAGTTCAGCGCACGCGCGCCGAAGGTCGCCGACGTCAAGCACGATCTCTCGTCGCCTGAATACGCCAAGCGCTGGCTTTCCGCCGTCGCACGTGGCGACCAAGCCGAAATGCGTGCGCTCTCAACTGGCACCACTGGCGCCGGCATTCCGACCGATCTCGAGCGCCGCATTGTCGAGCGTATGTACATGGCGAACGTGCTGCGCACGATGGCGCCTGTAACGTCGATCGACTCCAAGCGCACGATTACCGTTGAAGGCAACCTGCCAGCGACGAACCTCGTTGCCGAAGCTGGAACGATCACTCCGGCCGATCCGACGTTCGGCACTGCGATTAGCGTGGTGCCGTACAAGTACGTCTGCGCAACTCAGATGAGCCAAGAGTTCATCGAGGACGCGATCGGCCAAGGCGGCATCGGTAGCGGGCTCGATTGGGTTGCATCGCGCATCGGTCTCTCGATGGGCTTGAAAATGGAAGAGGCGTACACCATCGGCACGGGCTCAAGCCAGCCCGAAGGCGTGGCGGGCTCCTCGATGAACACCAAGTTGGTCGCGTTGTCGCAAGTCAACGACCAAGGCGGCACCGCTATCACCGCGTTCACTGACGCCGACAAGGTGATTGACACCGTGCACCTTGTGCCACCTCAATACCGCAACTCGCCGCGTTTTCAGTGGCTGTTGTCGGACACGATGCTTCGCCAAATCCGCAAGATGAAGGTGAACACGACCGACTACATCTGGAAGGTGAGCGAGACCGCGGGTCTCTCGGGTGGCGTGCCCGGCACGATCTACGCCGTGCCGTACCGCGTCGGTCAATACGTGCCGACCGCACAGACGAATAACCTCGTGTGGGCTGTGGTCGGTGATTTCAACTACTTCGAAATCTTCGACCGTACCGGCATGACGTCGCTCGTCGATCCGTACTCGGCGGCAAGCACGCACCAAGTCACCCTCTACACGTACGCGCGCACCGATTCGAAGATCATGCTCGCGAACGCGTTCGCTGCGATCACCTGCTGATTTCAGCAGTTCACGAAGCGCTTTTTCTTACCTTGCTCGCGTTGGGGGGAAACCCCCAGCGCGGGTTTCATGGCTGCGACACCCATCCCAATCGACATTCTCAAGACGCGTTTACGCATTGACGTAGACGCGGACGATGTCATTCTTACGACGCTCTGCATCGCAGCCGGCGAAGTGATTGAGCGCGAAACTGGCGTCTCGCTCGCGAGCGAAACGCGTACCGCGAAACTCGACAGGTGGCGTCGATTCGTGCTGCCAGTTCAACCCGTGGCGTCGGTTACGTCGGTGACGTACTACAACGGCAGCAACGTGCTCACAACGATGCCGACGGCAGATTGGTACGTCGATGACACCGACAGTCTGACGGCGTTGCAGTTCAAGGAAACGCCCGAGATATACGAAGGCACCTATCCGACCGTGACCTACGTAGCCGGCTACGCACAGGTGCCACACGCATTGCAGCAAGCAATCGTCGGTCTCGTCGGCGCGTGGTACGCCAACCCCGATGCAACCTCGGTGGCGTCGCTCGCCGAAGTGCCATTGTCTCTGAAGTACATCCTGAACGCGTACAGCGCGCGTGGGGCGCTCCGATGATCGGCAGCGGCCGACTTCGCTTCCCCGCATCGGTGCTGCAACCGAGCGGCACGACCGACGATCTCGGCCAGCGCAGCGGCACGTTCAACGATCTTACTGCGGCAGCACCGGGGAACCCTCCGTTGTGGGTGGATCTCCGCACCGACTCGGCAGCCGAGCAACAGTACGCCGACGGCGTCGCAACGGTGAGGCGTGCCGAAATCCGATGCCGTTGGAACTCGCTGCAAAAGTGGGGCATCGACGAAACGTTTCGTCTTGTTGTTCGTGGTCGCACGTTCCGTATTGCTGGAATCACCAATCTCGATGAACGCGACATGGTCGCCGTGATCGAAGCGGAGGAAGTGGTATGAGCCTTGAAGCCGCCATCCGCAACATGCTCGACAACACGCCGCAACTCGCCGCGTATCCGATCACGCACGGGTATCGACCGCAACTGAGCACGTTGCCGGCGATCACGTACGAAGTGACGAGCAACGAGCGCAGCGCCGTCGCGCTCTACTGGCAAGCCGTCGTCGACGTTCGCGTGATCGCGACAACGACTGACGCGGCGCTTGACATTGCGGCTTTCGTTCCGAGCGCGTGCGACGTCGGAACCTACAACGGGCTTGACTTTACGGCGGTAATGTTCGACGGCTACACCATTGACGCTGCGAGCGTCGGCGAAGGCGACGAACAGCAACCCGCCGAAGTCTCGAACACGATCACGATTCACTATAAGGAATGAACCCATGGCAGCACTCTCATCGGCGCTCGCGTCTTTCAGTTGGGCCGGAACCGCAGTAAACGGGCTCGGCACTGTGTCGATTCAATACGATGCGACAATGATCGACACGACCGACATTGCAACGGGCCCGCGCACGTACATTGTCGGCAACCGCGGCTGCACCGCGACAATCGACATGTTCTATGACCAAGGCAGTACGGCTATGGCTGCGATCGAAACCGCGATCAACAGCGGAAGCGGCAGCGCAACGGCACTGATTACGCTTTCCACTGGTATGACCTATAGCGGCCAAGCGTTTGTTCAATCGTTTAGCGCAACGGCTTCAACAAACGAAGTCATCCGCGCAAACTTCACCATCCAATACACCGGCACGATCACGATCGCATGAGCATTCGAGACGCACTCACTCTCAAAAACTGGAACGGCACGCTCCCTAACGGCGTCGCCGTCGAGCTGCGCCGACCTTCGGCGCTCGACCTCATCGAGGCGCTCGACGTCTCTACCAAGACGCCCGAGCGACTTTCCGCGTGGATGGTCGCTCGGCATCTTGTCGAGAACGGCGCACCAGTGTTCGCGAGCGTGGACGAAGCGCTCAACGCTGACGCGTTCACGGTGCAGAAACTTTCAGCGCTGGTGGAGCGGCTTTACGCCGAAGGCCGGGACTAACTGACGCCGCACGTCGGGTGCTACGTGTGGCGTTCTCACTAACGAGCACCGACCTCGCTACGTTGAGCGTTGCAGCGCTGAACGTGGAAATGGATATCCCCGATTGGGACGGCATCCGACGTGAACTCGACCGACGCAAGAAGTGCGGGATACAAAATCCAGTTCCGGCCGTCGAAGCACGACCTGGAACGGATTGCAGCGATTGCGTCGGAACTTCCCAAG